TTAATTGGAGAAACAGATGAATCAACTAGAAAAGATGTTCTTTCGGGGGTTGGAGGAAAGTATAAAGCAGTCTTATCAACAAAACTTTTTGATGAAGGGATTAGTTGTCATAGGCTCGATACATTGTATCTTACTTGTCCTTCTAATAATCCTATTAAGCTTGAACAGCGAGTTGGTCGTATTATTCGTGAACACCCTGATAAGCAAATCCCTATGATTGTAGATTGGTGGTTATCTGGTGGGATAGTTGCTAGACAACAAACTAAACGTCTTGAGTGGTATAAACAACGTGGATATTACATACTTTAATTGGTATGAATTAGTAGCAAAGGCAAGAAAAGATCAAGCGGCAATTCTTGTCTTGGCATTTGCACAAACTAAATTGTATAATGCTAGAACAACTAAGGGACTAATGAAAGCATTGAATATAAACCATATTCCACTGTTTTTATTTACCACTGGCTTATTGGAGCAGAAAAAAGATAGGCTAGTTTGCAACTACAAAACATTAGAACCAATGAGTTACTTTACTAACCCTTGGTTTTTAACACATAATGTAGCTATTAGTAAAAAGATAGAATACTTACAGCTACTTTCTATGCGTAGAATTAGCGAAGCTCAAGACTATATCGCTAAGAGCTACGTAAAGAATGAGATAGAAAGTCCTTATATAAATACAAAAGGCGATAAAATTTATTTTTTACCAGAGTCCTCGGCTTCGAGGAAATCCTACACTTAAGAACCAACGTTCAACAAAGGAGAAACAAAATGGTCGCATGGGATCAAGCCAAAGGTAAACAAACCTCCGGCAATCAACAACGCAGAGAAATCCAAAGACTTACTATGGGTATCGGAGATACTAAAGTAAGGTTAATTGGAGATGTCATGCCCCGTTACTGCTACTGGGTAGTAACAAAAGAAGGTAAGAAGATGCCTGTAGAATGTCTTCAATTTAGTCGTGAGAATGAATCTTTTGATAATTCAGCTCCTGACCCTTTCAAAGAACTTGACGAAGCTATCTATTCAGATAAACCTCAGTTCTCTTACGTTTGTAATGTGATTGATCGTTCAGATGGACAAATTAAATTATTTGACCTTCGTGCTACAATCTATTCTCAAATTGTAGATTATGCAACAAATCCTGATTATGGAAATCCTGCAGACGCTGCTAATGGTTATGATATTACTATTAAAAAAGAGAAGACAGGGCCACTTCCACAAAACGTAAAATACTCAATTATTCCAGCACGTAATAATGCACCTCTTACAGATGCAGAAAAAGAGCTTGAGCTATTTGAGTTAAGTAAGATTTATAAGCGTCAAACTTATGATGAGCAAAAAGAATGGTTACTTCAAAACACCGCCTATTTCGCTGGAGATGTTTCTGACGAATTTAAACCTGTAGAAGATGTGGATGACTTAGCATAATGAAAAAATCCTTAGCAGATATGAAACCTGCTGACGGTAAAGAAGCACCGAAGGAACGCTCTTTCGGTGCTTTTAAAACTGTTGAAGGTAATCAAGCAACAATTGACTTAGAAAAATTAAGAGAACATAATGTTTTCTTTGCTACCCCTTGTTATGGGGGTATGTTAACAGATCAGTATTTCTTATCAATGTTTCGTGCTTCTCAAACTTTAATGAGGCATGGTATCAATTTTAGGGTAACTACCTTACGAAACGAATCATTAGTAACTCGTGCAAGAAATATTCTTACTGCAATGTTTCTAGAATCAGACTGTACACATCTGCTGTTTATTGATTCTGATATTGAGTTTGATGCAGATTCTATTCTAAGAGCATTAGCATATGACAAACCAATTATGGCTGCTGCTTATCCTAAAAAAGCACTCCCTATTCAATATGCTATCAATTTTAAATTTCAAGATATTGAGAATAAACAAGTTCGTGTAGAAAATGGTGCTGTAGAAGTGCTCGATGCTTCAACAGGGTTTTTCTTAGTAAAACGTGAAGTATTTGAAAAAATGATGCTAGCATATCCTGAACTACACTATCGTAATGATTCAAATATAGATGAAAAGTTTAATAAATACTGTTACGCTTTGTTTGACACATGGTTAGATCCTGATGATAATCGTTATCTATCAGAAGACTATACTTTTTGTCGTAGATGGCAAAAACTTGGTGGAGAGATTTGGTTAGATCCAAACACTAAATTAAATCATGTCGGAAGCTATACTTTTGAAGGTGATGTAGGAAAGATTATTGGAAGAGGTTAAAACATACCAGCTTGAACCGATTACTGGGGATAAGCGTCAGGAATGTCTAAATAAAATCATCATCAGAAAAGAAGTTTTTGATGATGAATACCACTGGCCTACTCTTTGTAGAGTTTTAGATGCAAATAAACATTTATTTAAAAATGAATATTTTATGAAGTCTCAAACGATTAAAGAATTTGCAGGAAGAACTATCCCATTTAAATTACTAGATTCTCAGAATCAAGTTAGATTTACCTTCAAATCTTACATGAATATATGTAGATTTTTAGGACAACATCTAATCCATGAGTATACTAAGGAATTACATTTTCCTGATAATACAGAATTAACTCGTTGGGAAACAGGTAGAGAAATGACAGCACACTCCGACAATTCTTGGCCTGATGGAGATAAAACTAATCACCCAACATCGTTTAGAACTTGGTCTGGTATATACTACATCAATGATATATATGAAGGTGGAGATATATATTTTCCTAGACTAGATTGGTCCTATAGACCCGTAGCAAACACTCTTTTGCTATTTCCTTCTAATGATGACTTTGTACACGGTGTTACGAAAGTAACTAAAGGTGAGAGATATACTTTTGCTATGTGGTATACACAAGATTTTCAATACCTTGAAATCTAGACACAGGAGTGACGTGACGCTAAGGCAACTCCGTTGCCACGGCTGCGTCTCTCCGAGACTCAAGCTAGAAAACAGTGGTTCAAACCTTGTTCAACAGCTCTTCACCTGCGGTGTTACGTTGTTCACTAGCTAACAAACATAAATTAGCATACTTGAAAAGGAACGTCAATGTTAAAAATTTTATGTAGTGCAGATTGGCATATAAATCTTCACAAAAAGAAAGTCCCAGTCGATTGGCAAACGTCTAGATTTCGTGAGATGTTTCGTAAATTAATCGCACTAGAACAACGCGTGGATGTGCATATAATTGCTGGAGACATCTTTGATAAAAAACCAGAGCCAGATGAAATCTCTTTGTTTTTGAGCTATATCAATTCGGTCTCAATTCCTACATTCATCATCCCCGGCAATCACGAAGCTACTAGAAAAGGAGAATCTTTCTTTGAGCATCTTACTGAGAAAAATGCTATCAAGAATGAGAACGTGGTGGTATTTACTAGAAACGGACGTGCGACTATCCGAGACGTATCGTTCCAGTTTTTCCCGTATGGCGAAGTTCAAACGGACAATCTACCAACACCGGTACCAGGTGATATACTCGTTACACACATTCGAGGAGAAGTTCCGCCACATATTACGCCGGAATATGATTTCTCCCGTCTCGCACCTTGGGGCTTGTGTTTACTTGGCGATCTACACTTTAATCATCGTTATAATGACACTAACTGTTACTATCCTGGTTCTCCGGTAAATACTACTTTTGATCGTGATGAAAAAAGACAATATGGAGTAGATATCTATGATTTTATTGATTCTTCAAACTATAGTCGTGAGTTTTATGATCTAGATCTACCTAAACTTGTTCGCCGTACAATTCAAGCAGGAGATCAGATGAAGTCAGACGATCGTCATCATGTGATCTATGAGGTAAAAGGTAACATTGATCAACTATCTAAAATTGACCGTTCTGAGCTGTTAGATAAGAAAGTAGTAGAAAAACCACAAGAAGATGTAACACTTAATCTCAAAAACAAAACAATCTATGAAGAGCTAGAAATATATCTCAACCACATTAAAGTTGCAGATGTAACCACAGTCTTAGATGAGTTTAAAAGTCTTGACCTTAGAATGTAATAGAACTTATTGGGAATATTCTAATGGTAGTTGGTGGCGACCTGCAGATTTTGAATGGGGTACTATAACTGATCACGTAAAGGTGTCTATACCAGAATATAAACATAGAAGCTCTAAATTTAGATATGATCTCAGTTCTCTTGCTCTCAAATTTCATTTTCATCATAGGGGTGATTATGTAATTACCATGAGCGGAGGTATTGATTCAGAAGCGACAGCTGAAACTTTCTATCATCTCGGAATCCGTTTTAGAGTATTAATTTTATCTCTATTTGATGGTATGAATCAGGGTGATATTATTTGGGCAGTTAAGTGGTGCAAAGATCGTGACATACCTTACAAAATAATAAAGCTCTCATTCGATGAATTTATAGAAAGTACTATTCAACAAGCTATAGAATGCGGGCAGTTTGTTCGTTCATACTCTCAAATGGCTCTCACTCACCTATTCAACTATGTAAACCCCGAAGAGATTATCATCTTCTCTGGACACAATCCAGACTTTCATGATACTATAGGAATAGGCTGGCAAGAAGACTCTCCAAACATGGTTAAGTATGCTATCAATGTGAGAAAAAGATTTTTTACGTTTACCTCTCTAGAGCCTATTTTTTGTTGGTATGCAGCAAACTATGACAGAACTAAAGCAGGCAATAAAGACTCTGAGTTTATATTTTGTGAATATAAAGAGTTAAAACGAAGACCAAAACTTACTGGTTGGGAGTTTTCTCAACCTTATATTTCTAAGATTTTAGATAAGATAAATGAATTTAATGGTCATATTCCGTATGAACCATTTATTACCTGGGAAAGATTTAAATGAGCCAAATTACTCTTAAAGAACTTAAATTTTCCAACATGTTTTCTTATGGGAAAAATAATGTTATTAATCTCGATAAAGCAAAGATATCACAACTAACTGCTCCTAATGGTAGTGGTAAGTCATCTATTGCTATGATTATTCAAGAAACACTTTTTAATAAGAACATCAAAGGAATCAAAAAAGCTGACATACTTAATCGTTGGTCAAAAGAAAAGAACTGGAATTCAGAACTTACTTTTGCTGCTGATGATAAAGATTATGTAGTATCCGTCACCAGAACTGGTGCTCAAACAAAAGTAAAACTACTAGAAAATGGTAAAGATGTTTCTGATCATAAAGTTTTAGATACGTATAAAATGCTTTCAGAAATATTAGGATTAGATTTTGAAGTATTTTCTCAACTGACCTATCAATCTTCTACGGATTTACTAGAGTTTTTAAGAGCTACTGATGCCAATCGTAAAAAATTCTTAATCAATCTATTTAATCTAGAAAAGTATATTGCTGTAGGAGAAACTATAAAAGCACGCTCATCTGAAGTTGATAAAGAACTTATTAAATTACAGGGTGAATTGAAAACTATTGAAGATTTTATGTCTATTACTAGTATTCCTGACAAAAAATTTGAAAAAGAAATTCCATCTGTAGATGAAATTCTACAACAGAAAATAGGAGTATTACAGCAAGAGTTAACTGACTATGAAACAACCTGTAAAAAAATTGATAAGAATAATATGTACATAGAAGAAAGAAATGCTATTACATTTGATGCTGGGTTATTAGCTCCTGCTGAGTTTGAACACTGGGAAGATTATCAATCTTTAAAAGAAAATATTAATGTATGTAAGCGTGATATCGTAAGACTTGAAAACGATATCGCTAATATTAGGGTAAACGATGTCTGCCCTTCTTGTGGTCAAACTATCGATACATCACATTTAGAAAAAGTAAAAGCTGATTTACAAGATCAGTTAGATACTAATAAAACTCTACAAAGCGAAGATCTTATAAAGGCTACGAAATGGTCTAATGAGATTAAAGATATAGATAATAAAAAGAGAACTTATGAAACAAATAAAAGAAACATTGAAAGATTTGAACACTTAACACAGCTTATCGATAACACTGTAGCTATTAATTATCCAAATATTGGGGATATAAAAGATCAAATTCATAAACTAAAAATAGACTACGGATTACAACTAGAAGCAGCAAACAAGGCACAAGAACACAATAAAGAAGTTGGAATTCATAATGCCAGAGTAGACGCACTAATCGACCAAAAAAATGATTTTTCAATTAGACAAGATTCAGTAAAAGATGCTACATTAACTAAATCAAATCAGATAAATTCTTTAAATATTCTTAAAAAAGCCTTCAGTACATCCGGTATCGTAGCGTTTAAGTTAGAGAATTTAACTAAAGAGTTAGAAAACTCTATAAATTATTACTTATCTCTTTTAAGTGATGGTCAGTTCCAAGTTGAGTTTAAACTTGATAAAGAGAAACTAAACATCTCTGTTATCAATAATGGAATCTCAACACCTATTGAAACTGTATCTGGCGGTGAATTTAGTAGGATTCAAACATCTATTCTATTGGCTATTAGAAACTTGCTTTCAAAGCTTGGAGGCAGTAGTGTAAATCTTTTATTTTTGGACGAGATTACAGGCGTTCTTGATGATGAAGGAAAAGAAAAGCTTATAGAAGTTCTACAACTTGAGACTAATCTAAATGTGTTTTTAATATCTCATGACTTTACCCACCCCCTGATAGATAAAATCTCTATCGTCAAAGAAGATAACATTAGTTCTATACAGTAAGGAAATCAAATGATTGAAGTTGTAAAACGTGATGGATCGCGTGCGTCTCTTGATATTGAAAAGTTACACAAAGTAGTATTTTACGCTTGTGAAGATATCAACGGAGTTAGTCCAAGTGAGGTTGAAATCCATAGTCAAGTTCAGTTTTTCGATGGCATCAAGACTTCAGATGTTCAAGAAACTCTTATTAAATCAGCAGCGGATCTTATCTCAGAAGAATCACCAAACTACCAATGGGTAGCTGGGCGACTAATAAACTATCACTTGAGAAAGATGGTATACGGTCAATTTGATCCTTGGCATTTAAAAGAACTAGTAGAAAAGAATGTAGAAAAAGGTTTTTATGATTCTCAAATTCTAGAATCTTATAGCAAAGCCGAATTCAACAAATTAAATTCTTACATAAAGCACCAGAGAGATGATGCACTCACTTACGCTGCGATGGAGCAGTGGCGTGGTAAATATTTGGTACAGAATCGTGTCACAAAGCAAATTTATGAAACCCCACAAATGGCGTATATGCTAATTGCAATGACACTATTTCAGTCTTATTCAAAAGATACAAGACTTAAGTGGGTAAAGGACTATTATGATGCTGTATCTACATTCGATATTAGCCTTCCTACTCCTGTTATGGCTGGTGTACGTACTCCACAAAGACAGTTTAGCTCATGCGTTCTCATTGAAACGGACGATTCGCTTGACAGTATTAATGCTACTACTAGTAGTATTGTTAAATATGTTAGTCAAAAAGCAGGTATTGGCATCGGAGCTGGAGCAATCCGCGCACTCGGAAGTCCTATTCGTAGCGGAGACGCTTACCATACAGGAGTTATTCCGTTCTATAAAATGTTTCAAAGTGCGACACGATCCTGTTCTCAAGGCGGTGTGCGAAATGGTGCCGCCACCTTGTACTATCCAATCTGGCATTATGAAGTTGAAGATCTCTTGGTGTTAAAAAATAATAAAGGCACAGAAGATAATCGGGTTCGACATATGGATTACGGAATACAGTTCAATAAACTAATGTATGAGCGTCTCTTATCTGGTGATAACATCACCCTTTTCTCACCCTCAGACGTTCCTGGTTTGTATGAATCATTCTTTAATGATCAAGACGAGTTTAAGTACCTTTATGAAAAAGCTGAAATTCATCCTAATATTCGTAAAAAATCAATTCCAGCAATTGAACTATTCTCTCAGTTTGTGGAAGAACGTAAGAACACTGGACGTATTTATCTAATGAATGTTGATCATGCTAATACACACTCTTCTTTTATAGAAAAAATTGCTCCAGTGCATCAATCTAATCTTTGTTGTGAAATTGATTTGCCTACAAAACCACTTAAAGACTTTAACGATGAAGAAGGTGAAATTGCTCTTTGCACTCTTAGTGCTATTAACTGGGGTAAAATCAATAAACCTTCGGACTTTGCAAAACCTTGTGAGCTTGCTGTTAGAGGTTTAGACGCGCTGTTAGACTATCAAGATTATCCTGTAAAAGCAGCTAGAAATGCTACTATGAAAAGGCGACCTCTTGGTGTAGGTATTATTAATCTAGCTTATTGGTTAGCAAAAAATAATACAAACTATGAAGAACCAAACTTAGAGCTATTAGATGAGTATGCCGAAGCATGGAGTTTTTACTTAATTAAAGCATCAGCTGATCTAGCAAAAGAACAAGTAGCTCCATCTGGATTTACAGAGACTAAATATAGCCAAGGACTTATGCCTATAGATACTCGTAAAAAAGAAATTGATGAGTTAGTCCCTCACGTAGAGAGACAAAATTGGGGAGGACTACGTAAAGATATTATGGAGTGGGGAATCAAAAATTCTACACTAATGGCACTAATGCCTTCTGAAACTTCAGCGCAAATTGCTAATGCTACCAACGGTATTGAACCACCTAGATCTTTTGTTTCCGTCAAACAATCTAAAGACGGAGTTCTAAAACAAGTAGTTCCTGGTATACATAAACTACGTTCAAAATATAACCTTCTTTGGGACCAAAAATCACCAGAGGGGTATTTGAAAATATGTGCTGTACTACAAAAATATATTGATCAAGGTATCTCTGTTAATACCTCGTACAATCCAACATTCTTTGATGATGAAAAAATACCATTAAGCACCATGATACAAGATGTATTAATGTTTTATAAATATGGTGGTAAACAACTATACTATTTTAATACCTTTGATGGTCAGGGTGAGATTGACATAAGCAAGCTTGATGAACTACCACAAGAACAAATCGATGACGCAGACTGTGAAAGTTGCGTTCTATAAGGAAAAACAATGACAGTACTAAACACAAATTCATATGACCACACTACGTCTAAAATGTTCTTTGATGATGAACTTGGGATGCAACGATTCGATACTCTTAAGTATAGAGCATTTGATAAACTTACGGATAAACAGTTAGGTTTTTTCTGGCGTCCAGAAGAAGTTGATATTCTTCGTGATGCGTCTGATTTCAAAAACTTAACTGACCATGAACAGCATATTTTTACGTCTAATCTAAAACGTCAGATCGTATTAGATTCAGTACAAGGTAGAGCACCTGCTGAAAGCTTTGGTTCTATCGTATCATTACCAGAACTAGAAAACTGGATTATCACTTGGACTTTTTCAGAGACTATTCACTCACGTTCGTATACACATATTATTCGCAATATCTACGCTAATCCATCTAAAGTGTTTGATGAAATGATGGATATTCAAGAGATCGTAGATTGCGCTGACTCGATATCACATCATTACGATGATTTGATTGAAATGACTAAGTGGTATCAATTATTTGGGGAAGGTAGTCATAGTGTAACATCTACGGAAGAAGATGATCCTATAGATGGGATGAAGCTAGGAGTATATCAAAGAAATAGTAACAAGTCTATTTCATTATATGACTTAAAAAAGAAGCTATATTTATGCATGGCTAGTGTTAATATTCTTGAAGGTGTGCGATTCTATGTATCATTTGCTTGCTCGTGGGCTTTTGCAGAACTTAAGAAAATGGAAGGAAATGCTAAAATTATTAAGTTGATTGCTCGTGATGAAAATGTGCACTTAGGATCAACACAACAAATTTTAAAACTTCTACCGCAGGATGACCCGGATTTTATCAAAATTGCAAAAGAATGTGAAGAAGAAGTGATTAGAATGTTTACTGAAGCAGTTGATCAAGAAAAAGAATGGGCTCAATACTTATTTAAAGATGGTTCAATGATTGGTCTTAATGCACAGCTTCTTTCTGATTACGTTGAGTGGATTGCTCATAAACGTATGACAGCTATTGGAATTGCTAGCCCTTATAAGGTTCCACGTGCTAATCCTCTACCTTGGACACAAAAATGGATTTCTGGAGCAGAAGTACAAGTAGCTCCTCAAGAAACTGAAATCTCCAGTTATATTATTGGAGGAACAAAACAAGACGTATCAAAAGATACATTTAAAGGATTTTCTTTATGATTGACTTGAATAAATATAAAGATTTTGTAAGAGCTGTGACTAGTACTGAGAGTAATGCTACGACTCACTTGACTAGGAAACTAGAAGAACTAGATAATAAAGTAAACATCGCTTTACTTATGACCGGTAGTATAGGGTTAGCTTCTGAAGGTGGTGAGTTTAGTGAGATTGTAAAAAAGTGCGTATTTCAAGGTAAACCTCTTAACGATGATACTATTTTTCATATGAAACGTGAACTAGGAGATATTATTTGGTACTGGATTAATGCTTGTCGTGCACTAGAATTAGATCCCAACGAAGTTATCGCAGAAAACGTTAAAAAGCTAGAAGCAAGGTATCCTGGTGGAAGTTTTGATGTTCATTACTCAGAGAATAGAAAAGACGGCGATTTGTAATGAAAATAGCAATCACCGGTACTACTAAAGGTATTGGCAAAGCTTTAAAAGAAGAGTTTAAAAAAGTAGGACATACTGTTTTAGAAATTAATAGAAACACTTACAACTTTGATAATCCAATAGATATTTGTAATATTAATCTAATGAATATTGACGTACTTATCAACAACGCCGGACACGAATTAGGCATAGGTAAATCTTATGAAAAAATGTTAGTAGAAGATATACTAAGTCAGATCAATGTTAATTTACTTTTACCAATGCTACTTACTCATGCTTACATAAAACAAAATGATACAGGGGTTGTAATTAATATTACAAGTGGTATTGTTGAAGATCTTAGAAAGAATAGCACAACATATTACACAACGAAATGTGGTTTATCAAAATTTACAAAAGCAGTAACACAAGATTTAAAAGATAGATTTAGGTTCGTCGAAGTTAGACCTAGAAGAATTAATACAAACTTTCATAAATCAAGTCATACAAAAAATTTAGATTTTCTTGTAGAACCCCTAGAAGTAGCAAAAATTATACTTGATATAATTAATAATCCTTACATGTCAGATGTTACTATAAAAGATCATAGGAGATAAAATGAATATCATTATTTGGAGTAAGTTAGACTGTTCTTTTTGTGAGAGAGCCAAACACGAATTTAAGAAAAGAGACCTTTCTTACGAAGAAAAAATTATTGGCGCTGGGTGGACTAAAGAACAATTATTAGAAGTAGTACCCAATGCTAGATCAGTCCCTCAAATTTTTATTGATGAAACATATGTTGGAGGTTATACTGAACTAATGAAATCGGGAAAACTCGATTCTCAATAATTAAGGAGAAGTAGCGCTTGGCTAACGGAAACGGGAATGGTAACGGAAAACCATTAAAAAAAGTTAGAATAGATGATCTTCTAACAATCCAACCAATTACTGATAATCAAAAAATAATATATGATGCATATAAAGAGAATAAACATTTACTTTTACACGGTATTGCAGGCACTGGTAAGACATTCTTATCTCTGTATTTAGCTTTAGAAGAAGTATTAGACCCTAGCACAGTTTATGATGATGTTTTTATAGTAAGATCAGTAGTATCTACTAGAGATATAGGCTTTTTGCCTGGGGATGAACAAGAAAAAGTATCAATCTACGAAGCTCCCTATAGGTCAATCTGTAGAGAGCTTTTTGGTATTAAAGACTCTTATGATGCTCTTAAACAACAAGGCAATATTAAATTTATGAGTACCTCTTTTATAAGAGGTATAACAATTAATAATGCTGTTATCATTGTTGATGAGTGTCAAAACTTGAATTTTCATGAATTAGATAGTATAATTACGAGAGTTGGTAGAAATAGTAAAATTATATTCTGTGGTGATTATACGCAAACAGATTTGACTCGTGAAAACGATAAACGAGGTATCTTTAATTTTATGAAAATTATTAAGTCTCTTGAAGAATTTTCTACAGTCGAATTTGGAATAGACGATATTGTTAGAAGTGACTTTCTAAAGTCATATATTATAGCTAAATATAAGCTTGGATTAGATGGCACATAATAAAAGTAAAGCTAAAGGCACAGCATACGAACAAAAAATAGCAACCAGACTCAGTAATGAGTTTGATGTTGAATTTAGAAGAGTTCCTCTATCTGGTGCAATTGACTATCTTAAAGGAGATATTTGGACTCCTCACGACACTGCTTGGTGGCCTTATGCTATCGAATGTAAACATTACAAAGACTTACAGTGGAACAATCTTCTTACATCTAAAACTACTGATATTCTTAACTTTTGGAGACAAACAGTAAGAGAGGCAGAAGTTATGAAAAAGAAACCTCTTCTAATATTTAGGTGGAATAGGTCTAAAGATTTTGTTGCATTTAGTGATGACATAGAAGTTCCGTTCTACATTGATATTAAATCTTTTGGTTGTCACTTCAAAGTAACTAAACTAGATGACTGGTTACAGGCCATAAAAGAACAAACAAATCTTGCCCAGTCCTCTTAAAATTGTTATAGTTATTTATAAATACAGGAGATAACTATGACCAAATCTTGGAATGACCTTGCAGACTTGCAAGAGCCAGACTATTCGACTTATAATAATCTGTTAATTATAGATGCCAATAACTTATCGTATAGATGGCTTCAAAGACCTAACTATGCTTCATTCGGAGCAGACTTCATTCGCACAATTCAATCTTTAGCTAAATCATATGAGGCAGCACGCACTATAGTATGTTTTGATTTCGGTAAATCATATTATAGAATGAATATGCATGAAGAATATAAAGGAACTCGTAAAAAACCGCAAGAAGAAGAAGAGATCAAAAAATATGAAGATTTCTTTGCAGTGCTAAATAGCTTACCTGAAGAGTTAGATGAAGAAGTACTAAAGTTCAGAGGTGTAGAAGCAGATGATGTACTAGCTTGGATTACTCAAAATGTTTCTGATCGTTATGATCATACCTGGGTTGTATCATCAGATAGAGACTTATACCAATTAGTAGATGATAATATTTCTATTTTTAATATTTTTGGAAGAAAAGAAGTCACTCTACAAACCATGGCAGAAGATTTTGAAGTAACTCCCTCTGAATATATGTTGTCTAGAATTATTGAAGGAGATAAATCTGATAATATTTTGGGCATTGAGGGAATTGGTCCTAAACGTGCTCAAGCTTTAGCACGTGAATACAAAACTCTAGACTCTCTTTTAGAGGCTCTTCCTATTAAAGGTAGGTCTAAATATATTCAAAACCTTAATGCTGGACACGATCAGTTGATACGTAATGAAAAACTAATTAATCTTAAAAAGTACTGTGTTGATGCGATTGTGGCTGGAAAGTGTGGAGAGGAACCAATTGAAAAACTTACAAGTTTGTGAGATTCACATTGAAAAGAGCACAATCGCTAGAGAGCTTGAAAAAGAACTTGGAATAAGTTGGTCTTTTGATGTTTACAATCATAAAGAACCTTATTACCATCTTAGGGCTTGTATAAAAGAACCTGTTACTTTAGAGCCTGAAGAAATATTTCCGTTTCCAACAGGAATTTATCCGCAACTCATAAATCCTAACTTCGTACTAGAAGTAAATGGTTTAAGTGGTTTGATATATAATCACTGTGTAGTGATGGCGGAAAGAGTAACTTACTTTCCATACACGTTTAGAAATGAAATTTGGATTAATTTAGAAAATAAAAATAATGATCCTGTAATCATACAGCCTGCTCAAAAAATAGCACAAATGACTGCAAAGCAACTACCAAGAATGGTAATAAAATACGTTGATCAGATAGAAGAATCTCCTTGGAAAACTGATTCTGGAAAAACTTTTATTAAACACTTAAAAGTACATATAAAAAAACCAGGTAAAAAACAAAAGGAAACAGACTCGTATAGTAGAGAAAAAATTGAAAGGATTTATGGTAAGCACTATGAAGGTTAGATTAATATCATACTCAAAACCAGTTGATATGATTGGGGTAGACAATGCAGAAGACTTAGTTGCTTATTGTGCTAGAGTTTCAAACCCAGACAATCAAATAAATAACGAAACTTCAACAAAATTATTGAAGTATCTTATAAGGGAAAACCACTGGTCTCCCTTTGAGATGGTTTCTGCCTGTTTAGAAATAGAAACTACAAGAGATATTGCTAGGCAAATTTTACGTCACAGATCTTTTTCTTTTCAAGAATTTTCTCAACGATATGCAAACCCAGACGATGCTCTTGGCTGGGATCAAAGAGAAGCAAGACTTCAAGATACAAAAAACAGACAGAACTCAATAGAAACAGATGATAATTCTCTTCAACAAAAATGGTTTGGACAACAAGATCTAGTTAAGCTTCAAGCAGTAAAAGCATATAACTGGGCTCTAGAAAGAGGGATTGCCAAAGAACAGGCAAGAGCTGTTTTACCTGAAGGATTAATGAAGTCTCGTCTCTATATGAATGGTACGTTACGTTCTTGGATTCATTATATTGACCTAAGAAAAACTAATGGAACGCAAAAAGAGCATATGGAAATCGCAAAAGCTTGTGGAGAAGAGATCATTAAAATTTTTCCTTTTGCTGAAGGTTGGTTTTACCCTCAAGGAAGATGATAGCATTTTTAACACAGTATTTGTATGGTTTAGGGCATAGTAATAGGGTTAAGCTATTAGCTGAAAATACTGCCAAATATGAAGATGTTGTTATAATTAATCAGTTATTTAAACCACCTCTAAAATACTCAGTACCAAGTGTATCTTTTTTAGAAGATTTTAGTGTTCCACAAGGTAAAAATCCAGCAGCATTTATAAAAAATGAAAATCTACAAAACTATAGGTATTCAAAGTTTTTAGAAACATTAGATAAATACAAAGTAAAAACGCTAGTGAGTGAGGGGTTTCCTTTTTGCAGACACAACTACGCAGATGAATTATTTAAGTATTTTGAAGAGTGTAAAAGACGAGACATAAAGATAGTGGTGTCAATAAGAGATTTTCCTTGGGACGATCCGCACGATGATCAACTAAAAGACTGGGTAAATAAAACACAAAATTTAGCTTGTAAATACTATGTTGATAAAATATTAGTCCACGGAGATCCAGAAATTCTACCACTGTATAGTGATAGAACAATAGCTGGTAGTTCATACCAAGTTATTGACGATTTAAAAGATCAAATAATATATACTGGTTATGTTTGTGATGAAACAATCACTAAACATAAAAGAGAAAATAACCTTGTATATGTGAGCACAGGTTTAAATAAAAGTGAAGGCATGTTGCTATTTAAAGAGATTACAAAAATTGCTCACAAATTTCCCGACTACAACTTTGTCATGCCTGTTGCAAATAGATATCTTAAAACAGGTAACTCAGTTAAAAAGAATATGATTTTTGTTGAATATATACCTAAATTAGGTCATAAGATTCAAAAGTGTGCTGCTTTTATCACTTATGGGGGTTATAATTCAACTATGGAAATATTAAAAGGTCAAGTGCCTTCGATAATAGTGCCTAGACAAGATGGTCATAAACTAGAACAATTTGTTAGAGCTTACGCATTTGAACCTTACGGTTTTTTCAAAGTACTGAACAATAAAGAGTTTCACAGACTTGAAGAAACACTTAATTATGTACTAAAAAACAAACCTAAACCTTTTGAGTTTAATCTTAATGGCACAGAAAATTCAACAAATGAAATCATCAGAATACACAAAAGAACTTCTTAAAAAGAGTATAAAGAATTGGAAAAACTCAATATCTAATGGAGAATTTCAAACAGTTCTACAAGCAAAAAGAAATGATAAAATCTATAGATTGTATAATGTTAAAAAAGAGCATTCATGGGTTTTAAAAACAATAGAAGATAAAAAATCAAAGAAAAAGTTACTTTTTTGTAAAAATATTATATTAGTAGGTTGTGGTTTATATCCTTATTCTCTATTTGATATGCATCGTAGATTTCCTGATATTAACTATCATGGTATTGAAATATCAGAAAAACGTGCAAAGCTTGCAAAAATTATAACTGCAGAAACACCTGCTAGAGACAACCTTAAAATTCATTGTTGTGCAGGTGAAGAGTTTGATTACTCATTTATGTCTGATGAAGATATGATATTTATATCAGTAGATGTAAACGAAAATAAGATATACGAACAGATTATAAAAACAAGCAGGGCGCAGATATATTCCTGCGCCCCTTATAAGTCTTCTTATGTAAACGGAATCTTTACTTAGATTTTAATCCGTAAATTTCTTTTAATGAAACCTTTACGTGCTTTTTTAAAGCCTTTTTCTTTTTCTTCTTAGGTTTCGGCATTGAGCGTTGAAAAACCTCTGGAACAATCATTAACTTTTTACTGTTCTAACTGTCTGTGTAAGAGGGTTTTTTACTTCTCTAATAGTAAGGTCGTGGCCAGAACGATAGTGTTCAAGAGTTTCCCGTTTTTTAGCCGGATCGTACTCTTCACGGAGACCGTAACGGTTATCACCGATATTAACGGTCGTACCTTCTCTCGCTTCGGCTCCTGATAATGTTTTAGCCATTAGTACTCCTTAACGCATGTCTTTGATGACTTTGCCACCCATGCCTTTGGTCACGTCTTCAGATGCTACAGAAACACTCTTCGACATTGCTCCACGAGCACCAGGAGTGTTATCACCAGTACGGTAATTACCACCAACTTTTGGTGCTCCTTCATTCATAGAACCTTGACCTTTTTTCATACCACCAGTTACGTTAGCTCCGTTAGAGCCTGCAGCGGTATCAGAAGGATAAGCTGCTGAAGCGATACCTTCCATTGGTTGTTTTGCAGATTTTGAAATCATTGCCATGATTATTCTCCTTTTATAGAATTATTATGCAATTGTTGCAAGAATTGTTTCAGTCGAGTTACCAACGTTAGCTGAGTTTGGTCCACAAAGCATAGTTTTAATAGCTGTTGATGGAGTAGCTGCACCTGCGGCTGTATGATAAGCATTTGCTCCGAAAGTTGAGAATGTTGCAAATACGTTAGAATTTGAAACAATAGCTTTATCAACTTGTGCGTCACAATAATGCATCTCAATCTGAGTTACACCGAGTGCGTTAGCATGGATACCGTTATGAATAACAGCATGTTCTGCGTTAGTAAACTTACAGTTACGGAAGATAAGCTGAACGTCGTCATTACCTGATTTAGTAACAGCAGCGTTTGCACCAGCTGGGTTACCAGTTAATACGTTGTCCTGACCTTTAATTGTTAGGTTTTCAAAAGTGATTGAGCCTGAACAGCTATCACTTAGTGCAACACCTAATGCACCGCCAGCGGCGCCATCGATGATTACGTCATCGCGATTACCCATACCTCTGAAACAAAGATCAGTTGCAGTAATGGAAGCAGGTGCTGCATGAGTACCTGGAGAGATTTGAATTGTGTTGTCGCCCTGTGTCAAAGTTGTCGAATCAATCTCTGCGATTGTATTGAAGTTTGGGTTTGGGCCACCAATATTATAGACTAATGCCATAGTTTTCTCCTTAAGGGGTTTTTATGTTGTATTTTCACAGATATTTAGATATATGTCAAAATTTATTTTTTACGTTTCTTCCCTGCCGAGCTAAGTGCTATTGCCACTGCTTGCCGACGTTGGGCTTCTTTAGTAGTAGTACCCGTCTTTTTAGCTAGGGTTCTTACACCTTTAGCACGAGCTTTTGAGGGTTTTTTCATTAGCTCTTTAATATTTGTTGATATGGTTTTTTGAGACCTACCGCGCTTAAGAGGCATTAACAGCCCTCCATAAGAACCATTTTAGCAGATGGTGGAAGCATATCATCTTCCTCTTCATTATCGCCTTTAGCTAATTCTTTCATTTTAGCCATATGAACATCTTCTACGTAATCATGCTCATCAACCATATTCATTTCTTTTGCTAATTCCATAATCATATCAGCATAGTGTTGAGCTTTATCAACCTGTTCTTGAGTAGCCATATCAGCAGCAATTGCTTTTTTTTCTACTTTAAATAACATGTCATGTAACATAGCAGACTCGATTGCTTCATCAGAAGCTTCGATATCTTTATACAAAGCCACAGCAGAGGGACAGATATCAAAATGCTTACTCTTAAAATCGCCTACAACAACCTGATCAGAAGGAATTTCTTCAAAAGTAAAAGGCATTGATGTTGGTGAAGGGGTATCAGTAGAATACACTAAGTAATCACGAGCACCGTTCATCATAGCAGAACATTTAGCAAGTTTATTAGTCCACCAAGTTGGGAGTGACGCTTCCATATCTTGTGGTAACGCGTTAACTATATCATTAGCATCTTCGATAATTGTTTTACACATTCTAAGTGAAGAAGCTACGTCTGTGTGTCCATCTTTTTTCATATTATTTCCTTTTAAAACCAATAGGCTTAGAATACTTGATTGGGTATCCAAGCTTACGCTCTTTGTTAATGTAACTTTCAAGAGTAGAATATCCTAATTTTCCTGTAGTGGCAAGTTTTCTAATCTTCTCATTCCGTCTAATACCTTGATTAGGGAATCTTAAAAACTTAAATTTTCCAATTTTGCTTACTGTTTTCATTAATTTTCCTGTGTATTAAAACCAACGTTGGCAATACTTCCTGTTATTAAATTTTCTTCTTGTTTTTCTATGGATGAGACTATCTTTCCACACTGAGATTTGCACAAATTAAATGATCTATCATATCCCTGCAAAAACTGTTGAAGTTTATTCCAGTAATTATACGATAAAATTTTTTGTAGGGGAACGTCAAATCCATTAAAAAGTCGTTCAAACTCTGGAGGATAATAAAAACGATCATTTTGTTTATCGAAATAATGTCCCCCAGTCCAACAACATCTAAAAACTAAACCATTTGGAGAAATATACCACTTGCCCCAGTCGCTCCATATGCAGTTAATTTTACGCTCTGCTTCTTGGTACTGTTCCGTTTTTTTAGCATGAACAAAATTACCTGTTTTTGGTGCAAATATATCTCTTGATGTTTTGACTGTTGAGAATGTTGTAAATCCTGTTTTTTTAGCAAGATCTCTAGCTTCTTCTACTTGATGCTTGTTGTGTTCAAAAACAATATATTTCCAGTGAACTTGAGGTCGTGCTGTTTTAATTACTGATTGCGCGTTTGCAAAAACTTTATCAAATTCTGTATTTATTCTGTAAATATGGTGAGTATCTTGTAAACCGTCTAAATCAAAGTTTATAATGTCATCTTTAGTTAGAATATTGCCTACATCATTCCAATAGTCTTTATTATGTATGCCACCATTAGTATGAATTTTAAGTTTTGTTCCTTGAGATTTAACATATGAAATGATTTCACGAAACTCCTTATTCATAATAGAATCTCCAAAATTGCCATTTAACATAAGCCACTCTAAATTTTGCAATAATTCTGGATTGAACAATTGCTTAAATCTATCTAACGATATAGTATATTCAGGGTCATTAAGATTCACTCTTAGAGGTTTCCACCGATGACAAGCAGGACATTTAGCATTACATCTAAATGTTAGCTCAGTAGTAAGTTGTTTTATTTTTTCCATTAGAATACGATTTGAGTAGTAATAGTTAGGCCAGCGGGGATACTTGCGTCTGTTAGTGCTATAGTATTATTTGCTACAGTTACAACATAGTCATTGTTCGAGGTACCTGGGACATCTTTAACTTGAAGAACACCATCAATAGCGACAAAAAGAACGTTAGCAGGTGTACCTATAGGCTTACCTAAAAAGAAAACGTTAGAAGTTGATGTAGACGTATTAACATTTGTAAAGGGGGTTAAAAGAATTGCACCACCAGACAGAGCAGCGACATTATCTTGTACAATGTCAAGATTAGCATTAAGCCTAGTCTCTGCACCTACAGCGTTTGCTGAAACAACGTTAACGTTAGCATTAAGTCTAGTAAATGTTACAAAATCATTTGCATGTAACGCTGTATTGGCAGAAGCTACATTAGCAATAGTGTCTTTTGTGTTTATTTGTGTTTGAACCGCACTACCAACACCAGATAAGTGATTAAGCTCGACTAGTGTTGTTGTTGCGGCTGCAATCTTACCTGAACCGTCGGAAGATAACGCACGAGAAGCTGTCAGGTTTGTTGCAAATACTGAAGAAATAGCTCCTGATCTATTATCAACTATAGCTGTGCTAAGATCAGTGCCATCATAACTTAGCTTACCTAGTGCTAAGTTAGACAATGAAACAGGAGAAAGAGAGGTGTTTGAATTTGGGTCTTTAGTATCTGCTAATTTAAAACTATTAACAGATTCATCATAGAAGAAAGCAGCATTACCTTGATTGCCTCTGTTAAACAATAGTCCAACATCTAACGAAGGAGATCCCGTGAAAGCATTTGCTAACATGATCATTCGATCATCTGTATAAGAATCTGTTACAGCTAAGTT